CCGACATGATCGCGGGATATGAACGTATCGACTTCTGTTCTCGCTTGGATTTCCCCCATTTGCATATTGCGAGTCTTGTCAGTGTCGCTCGACCAAGATGGATGATTGGCGTCGATGTTAAACACATAACGTGACTGAGTCATCTCGCGGTAAGGCAGCACGCCGTTCTCCCGCATCTTCTCCTGGACCTTCTTGGGCTGGGCAAAGAACCAAGCGTCAAACGACTTGGCCTCCTTAGCCGGAGCCGTCAGGTCGTTGAGCCTAGCGCGTGTCACGCTGGCAATGTGAGCAAGGATATTGCCTAGGTGAATAAGCAAATCACATAAGCCTGCATGTGTTGTTCCAAAGCCCTGTCTTTGCATCGAGTCGTAAGTATCCTTTGCGGACAAAGGTTCTGAACAGGTTGGCCTCATCCTTGGCCCGCAGCTTAGGACGTGAGCCAGGGCTTACCATCCGGGCGTTCTCCATGATCTGGTCATAGCCTCGGCAAAAGACGTCGAGCCATCGTACCTTGGTCAGGCTCTCGGGCTGACGCTGAAGGAAGCGATGCACTGCTTGCTCAAGGATGGCCTGATGTTCGGCTATGCTTCTCCGGCCTGACGCGGATCGGGCGAGCATGAAGGGCTTGGTCTCAGGATTGTCCCATTGTGCCTGGTAAGCCTTGAGGACGTTGACGCGCTTGGCCCGGGCAATCTTCTGCCGGACGCGGTCAGCCTCCTCTTGGGCAGGGGTGCGTTTCTTGCGGTAGTAGGCCATGGTCGTCAGATGCCTTTTGTATCTCGAGGGGAGGGGGGTAGGCCGCCGTCAAGGCGAGCCGTATCCCTTCCTCCCTCTCTACTTGCATGTCCATGTAGCATACATGGACTGCAGTAGAGACATAGATTTGTCATCGGTTTTGTCATCGGTTTTGTATAAGGGATTTAACATTAGCCTTGTGGCCTGTTTAAGGTGGGTTTGGTGGGTTGAGGCGGGGGTGGTAGCCATCACCCCTCCAAAGGGGCATGGCGGGCCAGCCAAGGGGGTCTAATAGCCTTCTCCGTCCGTGGGCATGGGAGGCCCAGACCTGACCCAGCGGATTTCACCGCGCTTAGGGGAGTGGCGAATGTAAATCTCGCCGACGGGGGAAGGGCTGATGCCGTCGGTCATACCGGCACGGCTACGGCGCTTGGTCAGACCTAGGCGGTAGATCGGCTCGTCCCCTGGGCAACGTTGGAGGCAGGCTATCTCGCGTGCCCAGTTAGTGACCTCTGAGCTCCCAAACAGTTGGTATGCGAGGTCGGCCATGGTCTGGCCTTCCTTGTCCTTGGATGACTTCGGCTTCCCGGTATGGTGCATGAAGACGATGATGACGCCCGTCTCGTTTAGGATGGGCTGGATGATGTGGCGAAGGAACTTGGCGGCCTCAGCGGTCTCGGAGATGTCGGCGCCGACAAAAGCCATGAGAGGGTCGACGAAGCAGATCGTGGCCTGATGCTGGATGACTAGCTTGCGCAGCACGTCTCCGAACTCCTTGCCCGTGGCGACGCTCTCGCGGTAGATGAACATGCGGTCCTTTAGTTCAGCCCTTTGGTCTTCGTCCAAGTACAGTCCGTTAATCTGGTCCTGCATAGACTCGGCCACGTCGCCGGCATCGTTCTCGGCTTGGATCACGAGCGTGCGCATCTTCATGCCATCGTTAGTCTTGATGCCGAAGAAGTCCTGACCGAGCGTCCAGTTGATGGCGGCCTGCATCATCAGGGCCGACTTGCCGGTGCCAGCCTGTCCGGCCATGACCAGGGAGCCGCCACGGCATAGCCAGCGATTGCCTAGCACGTTGGTCGGGTCGGCTTGGCGGTCGAACTTCATCAGCTCATCGATGGGCATGCGCTGCGCACCTTGGCGGACGCTCAGGCTCTTGCGCTTATCGGCTAGGCGGGCATAATGCTCGAGCAGAAGGTCGGGGTCGGTGGCCTTTAAGGAGATCAGGGAAGCCTCGCGCATGAAGGCCGCGTCGGCGATCATGTCAACGTGCTCCTGGCGTAGTTCTCTGAAACCAGCGTATCCGGTTAAGTCAGAGATAAAAGAATGCTCTACAATCGAGCCGTTTGAGTGAAGGTATGTAGATACCGTGGTCTCGTCGACAGTCTTGCCGTCTGCCTGCAGATAAAGAATGGCCGCGGCTACGTCGTGATGCTTAGGCTCGAAAAAATCGGACGGCTTAAGGTTAATTGGGAACGCCAAGTTATCACGGATGATAGCACCGAGGAGGTGGCGTTCCGCCGGAATATTGTTCGGAGGAGTCATGGAAGAGAGGGTTGGGGTTTGTGGGCGTGGGTGCCCGTGGTCAAGATGCTTTGCGTAGGATGCGGTCTAGGTCGGCCTTGCGGTAGTAAGGGACGCTCCGCGGGTTGCGGAGGATGCGGACAGGGAGGGCCATGCCGTCGATGCGGTATTGCACGCCGCGGACGGTGCGCCGGTGCTTGTGCGCATACTCGGAGAGGGTGACCCATCCCTTGGGGGCCTTGAACTTGTCGAGGGCTTCAGCTGCGGCCTTGGCGGCGGCCCAAGTCTTGAACCTGGGCGACAGGCGATAGATGAAGCGGCCTCGGCGGATGGTCTTCTGCTCAGCGAAGCCTGCCTTGACGATTCGGGCGAGAGGCAGAGAGACACCGGCCCGGGTCGTATAGCCTAGGAGGCGGACGACCTCCGTGGTCTTGTGCCAGCCTTCGGGAGTGTCGTCGGCGTTGATCGCGGCGACGAGGGCGTGGGCGTCGAAGCGCTTCATCGGGCCTTCGGGGTGAAGACCTTGAGGTCGGTTGTCCAGACCCAGCGGGAGCCGACGCGGTGGACGAGCCAGACCTTCCAGTCCTTGCCGTCGACCCAGCCGGCGGCGAAGCCTGAGCCCCAGCGGGAGGTCGCTAGGCGGTGCGACGCGTAGGCCATGGCGTCCTTCTGGCAGAGACAGCCAGCGGAGAAAGCGGCGCCTCCTTCGGCCTTGGTCAAGTTAACCTGGGCGAGCGTGTGGGTGTGGCCGTGGATCAGAGCCCCGCCGCGGTCGGCGTAATGCTTGCCCTGCTCGGCGGTGGCGTTCAGGCCGTGGGCGTAACCGTGGATAAAGGCGACCTGACCGAGACGGTAGACGCCCTTCTCGGCGTGGTAGGGCAGGATGGTCTTGGCTCCGCAGCTCTTCGCGGCGGTCTTGATGCGGGCCTCGAGGTCGGCGCAGTAGTCACGCACCAGGGCGGAGCCGGAGGTATGCTGGAGGGCTTGGGCCCGGTGCTCGTGGTTGCCCATCAGGTAGACGGTAGGCTTCGTGCGTTCGAGGAAGTCTTCACCGGCCTCGATGTCGGAGATGAGGGATTCGGCGCCTTCGGCATCCTGTCCAGCCCCACGGCGCAGGGATCGGAAGTCAAAGCAGTCGCCGAGGTGGACGCGCACGGTCGGCTTGTAGTCCTTGATGAACTCGACGAGGGCCTCGACGGCGTTCTCGTCGGCCATGTCGCCGTGGTTATCACCGAAGGCGACGAAGCGGGTAGGGGTGCTCATTAGCGGACGTTGATGTAAGGGATGGGCTTGCCGGCGTCGAAGGCCGCGAGCATCTCGTCACGGCGCTTGCGGGCGGTCTCGAGGTCGCTGGCGATGTTCTCGACGATGTCCTTGCCGCGGCGACGCAGGCGGAACCAATAGCAGTCACCTAGCTTCTGAAGGTGATGGTTCGGGTTCTCGGCCTTGATGTAGGCGGGCTTGTCGTTACGCCCGGTGCGGGTATACTTCGGGCAAGCCAGCAGGAAGGCCACGCGGTCGGGGGACAGGCCGACCTTGTTCGCCCAGCGCAGCGTGTCGGTGTTCAGAGTTTCCATGAGCGGGCTAGGTTGCGGCCTTCGGTCATGATCGCGTTACGCGAGGACGGCCTGAAGATATACTCCTGGTCGAACAGGTGAGAGGCGCGTATCTCGGCGATGCTGTCGAGCTCTTCGTCGTTGGCCGGGCCGACCCCGGCGGTGGCGACGTAGATGGTGCGGACCTTCCAGCCCTTCTCCCAGAGGATGTCCTGGCAGACGCGCAGCTCGTTGACGTAGCGCCAGTCGGAACAGACGACGGTCTCGGGGGAGGGTTGGTCGTGGTGCTTCATGACCGGGCACCAGTTGGCGAAGTGGCGGGCGAACACGTCCCGATCCATGCGCCTAGCGAACTTGCCCGCGTGGACGAGGAAGTCGCGGTTATCCACCTTGAAGTCCTCCTTGAAGAAGTCCCCATCAAGGCCGAGGTAATCCATGTAGTGGTTTGCGGCCTCCTTGAGGGCGTCGGCGAAGTTAATGTGCTCGGCGGGCCGCTGGGACCACTCGAGGATGCCGGAGGCGAGCGTGTCCTTGCCCGCCCTGGCGTACCCTGCGATCAGGACGAGCGTCGGGGCGGACATCGGCGTGGGTGCTTCGGTCACGGGATTAGAAGGGGACGCCTTCGGGGGGCAGCGGCTCTTCGGGAGCGGTCGGCTTCTGGGAGCCGCGAGGGTAGGTCATCTTGTACTTGTACTGAGGCTTACCCTGCCACTCGCCGTTGGCCTCGACCTCGACGCCGACGAGGATGGTCTGACCGCAGGCGGGGCTGATGTACTCGAGGAACTCCGCAGGGGTCGCGTCCAGACGGATCTCGTTGGTATACTTGCCGGAGAACTTGCCGACGAGCATGGCGAGGGCCTTGCCGTATTTGCTCGAGAAGTTCTTCGACAGGCAGAAGCCTTTGTCGTCGACGAAGAACAGGCGGCAGGACGTGGTGCCGTCCTCCCACTGTTTGACCTTCTCGAACTTGGGCTTGATGAGTTTCAGCTTGTAGGTGCCGTTCGTGCTGATGGACGTGAGCGGGGGGCGGTCGTTGTTATCGGTGGTCATGGTATTAGGCGAAGTTGATGTTGGTCGCGGCGCTAGGCTTGGCGGCGATGTCGATGGTGGTGATTTCGGTCTGGTAGCCGGGCCAGTTGCCCGAGGCCGTGCAATCCTTGTAGAGGGTCAGCGCGCGCTCGAAGTCGAAGGCGGCTCCGGTCATCAGTTCCGGCCCCAGCTCGTAGACCGCGTGGGCGTAGGGCGGCTCCTTCTCGACGGCGATGAAGCGGAAGCCGAGGACGCGGCACTTGTAGGCTGACTCGACGGCGTGCCGGTAGAAGTAAGCCTGAAGGGCGTACTTGTATTTGCGGACCGACTGAAGGAAGCCGTGCGGGCTGGCGTCTTCGCAGGTCTTCAGATCATAGATGTAGCCGTCGTCGGAGATGCCGTCGATGGCGCACTTGACCAGGGTATCGCCGAGGAAGGCGGTGAACATGACCTCGGTCTTCGTCAGGACGATGCCGTTCTGCTTCATACAGGCCGCAGCGGAGTTGGCCACGGCGTCGACGAGGGCGCCCTCCTCGGCGGTCAGGATGGCCTTGCCTTCGTTGGCGGTGACGAACTCGGCCCACTCGGCCTTGCCTTCCTTCGTGCGCTTGTCCACGTCCGGGGCGATGGCGTGCGTGGCGTTGTAGGCGTCGAGGCCCTCAAGGGCCAGCTTGTGGACGGCGGTGCCTACGCGGAGGGCCTTGGAGTCCTCGCGGGTGCGGGCGAGATACGCCTGGTAGTGGGCGGGGGACTTGAGCAGTTCCTTCGCGCCGGATTGGTTGAGCGCTTGGATGCCGTCATAGATGACGCGTTCGGTGATGAGGTCGGGCATGGGTGTGTTATTGGGTGTTGGTGGGAAAGTCAGAG